CTCCGGAACCTCCAGAAAACGACGGATGAAGAGGCTCTCCAACTCGCCGGCGCCTTTTTCACTTATAAACCCGCCCACTCCGGTAATACCGGAGGCATATGATGGTCCAAATTGTGCCCCTGCGTTGAAAGTCATTCTACCTTTGAACGTATCGGGTGCCTGCTTGTTGGCAAACTCCCATATTGCCCTTCGTGCAGAATAAGCATTTGTATCGGTCGGGAAAGTATTATCGTATCGGGTGATTAGATATATAGCCGCTCCATTCTCCGCAATGCCTATACGTTGGGAATAGAGCGATGCTTTCACGTCCGATTCAATACTGCCCAGGCGGGAATAAGGAGTATTGTCGCCTATCGTATAGGTTGCGATGTACTCGTTGTATAGTTTTTTTTCATAACCTTGAATCCGGGAAAGACGACCGTCTATACCGAATTGAGGACCCATTAATCGTACAGCCTGTCCTGCTTCGTAGTTTTTTTCGTTGTGTGTACAATACACGGGATTCGTTTCACAGTCATAGACTGTCGTGTCGCTGCTATGTTTGGCAGCATAGGAAGTGCCGACCTCAAGAAGTTCTTGTTCTGCTTCGTCTATGCGTTGCTGGGGGAGTTTGACGCCTGTGAGTACGAAAGTGTCAGGCCCTCGGTCATCATCTTTTCCACGAGGACGCATGTTTTCATTCGGTATAATCTGCTGACTTTCGCCGGACGTTTCGACTTGGGCGATGATTTCAAATTTCTTGTTGAATCCGTCTTCGGGTTTCCAGGTCGCGGGGTCGATATTGTCGCCATTGTCGTCGATAAGGGCGAGTTCGAAATCCCAGCCGATCAAATCGCCGCTCGTAAAATGTGCCCCCAGCGTTTCTCCTTCGATTACGTCTGAAGGTAGAAATGGCGTGTCGTTGCATACCATGACGTATGCCTTGTCGGTCTGCCCTTCAATGATTGTCCGATCGATAGTTTCTACCGAAGTGACGGTTTCCGTGTTCTTCGGGTAGATGTCGTCGAAAAACACTACGACTTCCTTGATTTCGTTTTTTGTAAGTCCGGGACGTGCGTCTATGTATTGCTGCCCATCCGGAAGCCGTAACCGGACTTCGGAAACGTGGTTCGTTACGCCGCCCTGTTCGGATTGTCCGTATTCTTTCGTCAGGTTGCGCGTGGAGCCGAATACATAGAAACGGGTCCCGTATTCGGAATCGTCCCCTTTCTTGGCCGGGATGCTTTTGACGACTTCTCCGCGTTTGAATGTTTCCGGCGTTCCGAAGTTCAGTTTTCCGAAATGCAGGGTTACGATACTGCCGTTCTCCTCGGTCCACCATTCGACATCGAAAGTCTCGGCAATGGATGATAAGGCATCCCAACAGGTATCGCCATTGAACGATACGAGCTTGTTGGTTTCCGGATGTTCGACATTTACACTTCCCATCTGCCAGTTGTTTCCTCCCAGTGCCTTGTTCATGTTGGCGACGATGAGCGCCCCGAAGGATGCCAAGTCTGTCGTATCGTGAAATACAACTTCAGGATTATCGCCTCCCAGCCAGAAGCAGATAAAATTTTTCATGTGGTTTTGCTGCGCCTGGAACTGAAGCGTGTATTTGTAGCCACCGGTTTTGTTGTCGAAATCCGGATAAACCTTCGACATGATTTCGAATTTGCGGCCTTTGTAGGTGATGTATGATCCGAGGGGGAAATCCAGCGGGGTAAGCAGACTAAAGGGGAGTTCGATGTAATAATCCCCCATAAGTGCGTATTTGATAATGGCACTCGTTGTTACGGGCGCATCGTATATCGCTTTACCGGAAGGGTTGTATATTGTCATTTCGTCGATATATGTGTCCTGTGCCATCACAGGGTCGATACAAAAGTGTGGGGTTTCGGCACACTATGCAAGAACTTGCTAAAAATATTTGTCTGATTTTTGGGGTGCCGTTCATAATTCCCGGCCTTTCCTATTCGCGTGCTGCCCGATCTGCGGGATTGGGTTCGTTAAATTTCACTGTTAATCTCGATGCCAGGCGATCGGCTTCTATCATGTAACTGCCTGAATCGCCGACGTAGGTCAAATGATACACTTCCGTTCCTAATGCCGGTATGGACAGGGAAATTTCTCCTTTTTGCAATAGAGCGATGAAATTTTTGTAATTGGTAAGATGTTCTGTGGCGGTATTCCCGAATATCGTAAAGGTTAATGTCAAATCCCGTGATGCCAACTTCGGTGTTTGAGGATAAATAACCTCTTTACCGTTTTTTGTCGGATCGTCATTCTCGACAAAACTTTTCAATGAAGAGGGGGATAGTATATTTCCCAGAAAATCGTCGCCCATCGCAATCCCTTTCGCATAGGCATCCGATCCGTTTATCAATAAATCTCCGATCATTTTTTATCGTTTAAGGCTTTGGCTAAATATAATTCTGCTGTATCTATGACATCATATCCTTTCGAACTCACGAAGGAGGCGTAGAACATTCCATCTCCGAAAATAATACCGGTCCCTGCTTTATTTTCTTCGTTCAGCAATTTGTTTGTGGCTTCGGCAGCTCGCGGGTCAGGGTGGTTTTGATCTCCTATGAATCGTTTTTTCTCTTTCCCGTTATAAGTTACGACATATCCGACCGCGCTCCGAAGGTTCCATGTATGATTTTGATAGTCGGATTTTGCCTGTTGGAGCGCAACAGCCTGCCGTGCCCGCTCGTCGAGGAATCCCACTACTTCGGGTTCGATCCCTTTGATGAATGCGTCCAAATCGGCTATGTCTTTTTCTATTTTCATATAGTGCAAAATACACTATTATTGGCACATTGAACAAAAATTCCGATGCAAAATTTTGCGGGGGGGGGAATTTTGTACTTTTGCAATGTCTAACCAATAACTTATCGCATTATGAAAAAATTTTTACTTCTTTTTGTAATGATTCTTGGAGCCGTAAGTGCTAAATCACAAGAAGGCCATCTCTGTTTTCAGGGAATCCCTATTGATGGAAGTGCAAATGATGTTCGGATTGCTTTAGAACAAAAGGGATATCAGTGTAAATACAACAAACATGATTCTGTTTTGTTGGAAGGTGATTTTGCCGGTAAAAATTGTAATATAGCCATACTTACAACCCCTAAATCGAAAAAAGTTTATGCAATTGGAATAAGTACACCCGAATATTATAATTGGAGTGATATTCGATTTGATTTCAATAAATTAAAGCGGTTGTACATTGAAAAATATGGTAAGCCAAAGGACGATCATCACTTTTTCTCATCTCCCTTCAAGGAGGGTGATGGATTGGAGATGAGTGCATTAAAAGCTGGCTACTGTAACTATATGACTCGTTTTGAAGTTGAATCTGGAGAGATAGCGATCATGGTGAATGAATCCGCAGAAATTTTTATATTTTACAACGATAGTAAAAATTCTCTTATTGATACAATGGAGAAAAAAGAAGAAGCACTTGATGATATTTAGTAAGCACTATTCTCCTCAAATGTTTCCCTACATCAAATAAAACACCCTGACTACATAAAAGGTCAGGGTGTTTCATTCTATCTATAATAGTACTCAATTTATAGCATTGTCGCAATCTGTTTTTCTACCGCAGCTTTGATGAATGCATTTATGGAAATCCCCGCTTGTTTGGCAAGTATGACTATTTTTCTGTGGGTTTCAGGAGATATGCGCACATTCAAAGTTCCCGAATAGCTTTTCCGGGGTTCTATGCCCATCGTTTTACAATATTCCAAATAATCATCTACCGCACCGTAAAAATCTTCTCGGAGTTCCGCTATGGTTTCTCCTTCGTAGGTAATCATCGTATCGTGCGGCAAGGCAAGTACCTTTCCAAAAAGACGATTATCTTCTTCGCTAACCTCGATGCTACCTATGTAGCCTTTATAATTCATCGTATTCATATCAATTCATTATTTTTTAGGAACTCTAATACTTGTTTTATGACATAACCTTTGATTATGCTGTCAGGGTGAGGCTTGTGTGCCGTATAAGAACTTTCCCCTTTAACAAAAATCACACGCGAACCGCTTGTCTTTCCCTTATTGCTTATTTCATACCCGAATATGCCGAACAGTCTTACAAGCTCATCCCAGGTAAAATCCTTTGGCTGTGAAATAAAACGCTGTATCAGTTTTTCTTTTGTTCCCATTGTTATTTATTTACAATACAAATGTAACTATTTTTTAGTTGCAAAGCAAATTCTTTGCCGAGTTTTTTTGCGAATTAGAAAAGATTGCATATATTTGTAGTGCTAAAATTCCAAATGCGGTACAGATGCCGCCGACTTGTTCGGCTATTTTTGTACCCATACATAGTATAAGTAAAGAAATTTACTGCGCCGTGTCGGTAAGCGGAAACGCCCCGAAAGCCTCGCATTTGGAGCTTTAGCAACACGTAGCGCAGTTTTTTATTGCTAAAATTCAAATGTTATGAATGCGTTAGTCATTCAAGGAGGTAATGGTCGTGATGTAACCACCTCTTTAATCGTTTCGCAGGTGTTCGGCAAGGAGCACGCAAAGGTCGTAAGAGACATTGAAAGCCTCTCTTGTTCAACAAATTTTAATGTCGCCAATTTTGGCGTCATTGAGTACACCGACACTCGCGGTCGTATTCAGAAAGCCTATGAAATGACAAAAGATGGTTTCTCATTCCTTGTGATGGGTTATACGGGTGCAAAGGCAGGTCAATTCAAAGAAATGTTCATTGCGGAGTTCAATAAGCGCGAGGCGATGCTTAAAAGCGACGATTACATTCTCGCCCGCTCGCAGGAGATTCTGCACAACCGCCTTCAATTGGCAGAACAGCGTCTGCAAATCGCGCAGGGGACAATCGAAAAGCAGGAGGAGCAAATACAAGTTCTCGCTCCTAAAGCGGCTTACACCGACGAGGTATTACAATCTACTTCTACTTACACCCTCACACAGATCGCTCACGATCTCGGCCTCCGGAGTGTCCACGCCTTGACCCGGATTCTGATGGAGAAGAAAATCATCTACCGTCAGAGCGGGCAATGGCAACCGACGGCCAAAGTCGCCGACAAAGGCTATTTCGATACCCGCACGGCCAAATTCGTTAAGTCGGACAATACGATCGGTACGAGTATGACCACCGTAATTACCGAAAGCGGACGGAAATATCTTCACTCTTTGATCGGAAAGGAGGTGTAGTTATGAGAGGCCCAACAGTTAATACAACGATCTCCGATCTTGAGGATCGCCTCCGGGCGGCTGAAGCGGCAGTAGAAGAATCCCAGAAGGCATATATAGCATGCAGCGAGGCATATATGAGCCTGCAAAAAAGTTACGATGCCCTTTTTGATAAGTGGATTCGCCTCACAGAACAACAGAGCCAAGCGCGAAATGAACAACTTGAACGTATGCTGTCGGTCAGAAAAGAATCGCAATACGCGCAATTCGTGAATAAATCGAACTCCAAACTTTGTTAGCTATGATTTACGAATTGTCTTCGGACGGCTATCGGCTGGGGTTATTCCCCAGCGAAGCCGAAGCTATTCATCACGCAGCCTACCTGCCGAAGGGATGCTACAAAATTCGAGAGTGGGCGATTGACGGTGAGTTTATGATATTCGATACAGCGGTTAATTCAGAACGTGAGATTAACAACTAAAATTTGCACATTATGAACAGGATATATGTAAATAAAAAGTCGGAAATAACGATGATCGGCAAAGCCTTTGAAACGGCCGGATTCCGTTGTCTGCGGATCATATCGGCATGTGATTGCCACCAGCCGGGATCGGGCAATCGGAGAAATGGAATGATCGTCTTGGATGGCGACAAACTTCTTGTGGAGATCGTTCGATGTCGAGGGTGTGCAAAAAATCGATAATTAGAAAGGGGCTTTATAGTCCCTTTCTTCGTTATATATTTGAGGTATTTCGTTCAATGCGTGTGATTCCTGTTTCAATATTAGCTAACTTTTCATCCATATTTTTTGTCGTAGTATTGATTTCAGCGACTTCAAGATAGGTTTTTACGGCGTATTGCAACAGTTCATTATTGATCTGCACATTTCGGATAACAGCAATCTGAATGCTTGTTATAGACGATATAAGTCCGATAATAGACTGTGTTTCGGTCATAACATATCCTCGGATGTCGGTAACTTTTCCTTGAATGTCCGTGAAGCGTCCATTAAGCTCACTTCCGGTATCTTGCGACTGAACTTGGAATCCTCGGGATGTAGCCGTTTGGCTGGAAATGTTTTCTACCCCAGTAGCTTGTGCTATGGTATCTCTCATTTCGAGACCACTTTTGACAATTTCGTCCCACCATTCTCTTAATTTTTCGGTTTCATCTTCGGTCAACACTCCATCTTTCATCGCTTCGTCAAAAGCTGCATACCAACCTTCGAGTTGATCTGAAAGTAGTGTCCCGACTTTTGCTGTCAGTACAGCTTTCATCAAATATTGGGAGAAATCTTCTGAAAAATCTTTTGCGCTCGCATCCATATCCATCAAAGTACTGATGAAATTATCGTACATGGAATCGAATGATATTTGCGTGCGTTGTTCCTGTGCCTTTTTCCGGGCATCTTCTATTTTTTCTTCCCCTTCGATGATGCTATTGAGATAATTTTGAACATCTCCATCGAGTTGTGTCCAGAAAATGCTGGCTTCATCTCGTAATGTTCGTAATTGATCGGCGGAAAGGTCCGTCAGCCACATCATTCGATTGGCTTCATTCTGCCATTCATTTTTCCAGACATCGTTTCCCAATGCTTCTCTGGCTTGTGCCCACCCTTCTGCCGACATATCTCGCCAAATTCGGCGTCCTATCGTTCGAGTTGTTCCTGATCCTCCAGAGTTTAATCGGGCACGAGCGAGTTCTTTGTATGATTCTGTCTGTTTGTTGACTAAATCGATTATTTCTTGTTCAGTCTGGCGAACTTCTTGCCCATACGATATGTCAATATATTCTTTCTTTTTGTCTATCAGATTATCCCAAATGTCGTTTATTGCCTCGTATTGTTGTTTTAATTCCTCATATTCGGAATAGTCCGGGCCAAAATTGAATAAACTAAATGCACCTTGTATTAACTGAAATCCGGCTGATATAGCTGTGAGAACGAGACTTGCTTTTTCCAATGCGGACATTGCAGTCCCCGCTGCACTTGCTGCGTCTGTTACGCCATCTATTGTAGCGATAAGGTTTCCTGCGGCACTTGCCATTGTTGCGATGAAAGTCGCAGCTTTTCCTAATCCTTCATCAAACTCGCTCAAGGCACTTGCCGCTTCGCGGGCTGTTGCGGATAATTCATTGAGTAATCTGGCTCCTTCGGCCCAATTACTGTCGGAGACCCCTTTTTTTGTTTTTCCGAGTAGTGCATTTAATACGGCAATTCGCGCTTTGAGCTTGTTGATCGTATCAATATATCCGGCAGCCTCCTGTGTGCCGGAAGATGCAAGCGCGTCATAAGCCGTTTGAGCGGTTTCTAATTGTGCTTCGACTTCTGAAAGTAATTCTTCAAGTTTCTCAACAGACAAGTTTACGATTTCTTTTGCCCAGTCAGAGGCTTGTACTTCGAATACAGCCAAAGCCGCATCTCGCTCGGCTTGGATTGCAGCTCGCGCACCTTCAGTGGTCGCCTCGACCATCTTTCGGTCATAATAATCTTTGGTGGCCTGCATTTTCTCACGGAAAGTGCCGTATTTCATATAATATTCGTCCCAGTCAGCTTGTTCTTTTTTCCATAGTGCTGCCAAATCTATTTCTATGGGTGGACCTGCGATCGCTTCGTGTCGCTCGTTTTTGCGGCGATTGTCGTTTTCCTGTCGAAGTATAGCGAATTGCTCTTCTTGTTTTTGGGTTAGTTTTCCCTGGAGCTCTATGATGCGTTGTTCTGCTTCGTTGATCGCCTCTGCCCGCCGTTGATAATCGAGTTCTATTTGTGCTACTCTTTTCTCTGTCCCATCCTTCATTGAATCAATCTCGGCTTGAAGAGCATCATCGCGCAGCTTTTGGAGCGCTTTTCCGAGATCGTTCAAATTTTTTTCCTGTTGTGAAGCCGCTTTTTGGGCATCTTGTTCGGCTTTGCGGCGGGCTGCCTCTGCTTCGGCATTTTTCTCTTCCACAGTGGAGGAAGTAAGGAGTTTTTCAACCGCAGGAGTAAGGGCTTCTGAACCCTTATTTATTGACTCAATGAATGCATTAACATCACCATCGAACTTATCTTCAATTTGATCCCATATTCTTTTGCCCTCATCGCCCAGCTTTTCCAATTCGGAAACAAATTCTTTTCGGTATTTTCTAATGCCAGATGTTGATTGGGCATAAGCCCTGGCACTTACAATCCTTTCATGTCCAGTTGAAGTTCCAATAGTTTTATTCCTCTCCAAATACTCTTCATACGCCTTATTATACTCTTTTAGAGCATTGGCATAATTCTTATAAGCATCGCCCGTGAATTCAATATATTTTATGTCCTTAGACTTCTCTGTAATAACCTCTTGAGCCGCCCGTGCTTGTGCAGCTTCAATAATTGCATCTCGTAGATTGTTGTAAGCGCTAATAGCATTCCCGACCATAACTTGCTCTTCGGACATATTTCCGAAGTAGGCGGGATATATTTCCTGTAATCTTTCGACCGCTTTTTTTCGTTCGTTGTAGGGTTTAGCTACATTTGTTGCTGCCCGGTACAATAAATCGAGTTTGGTAATTTCGGCTTGAGCGGAAATTGCCCCTTCAGTCATTGTCGCGTGGAATTGCTCTGCGGCTTGTTTTGCGGCATCAAAAGCCTGTTTCCCCTTGAACAGCGAGCCAACCCATTCGGTGATTTCCTTGCCGTAAAGGGTTAAAACCGTGATTCCGGCAACCAGAAGCGTTTGCCAAGAAATGATCGATTTAATAACCTGCTTCCAAACCGGTGTGAATGATTGGCCTTCGGCTTTGAGTTCTTTCACCCGTTGTCTTGTTAAGGCGAGCTGATCGGCTAAAATGGGCAGGTTGTTGGATATGGCGAGGAAGAAGGTTTGCGGGCTTATGGCCAGCGCCGGTAGTTCCCGAGCGACCTGCTGGATTGAGAACGACAGTCCATTCCAACCGGAAGCATAATTACCGACATTGCGGGCATGAACTCCCATCGAAGCGTCAAGTTCTTTGATCTTTGTGTCGAGAGCCTGAATGTTTTTGAGAAGGTTTTGACCGAATGTATTCCCGCGTTCTCCTTCATTGAGCGATCTGTAAACGGTCCGCATCCGAGCGAGGGCTTGCGACATTTCATCTATAGAGCCATGTGCGACTTGCTCCAGTTTGATTTGGTTCGCAACCTCTTGGCGCATTCGTGAAATAGCTTGCTTATTTTCTTCATAAGTCAAAGATAAGGATGTTCGACGGGCAATTTGTTTGTCCGTCAAGGCGAAGCCATTCTGCTCGGCTTTATTCAAAGCATCATATTGTGCTTTCAGACCTCGGTTTGCGGCTTTTAACTGTTCTATTTGTTCGATATTTTCACGCTTTGCAAGACTTACAGCGTGCAATTCATCCAGCAAACCGCGCCATGCTTCGGCTTCCGCATTGGCAGCCTGTGCTCCTGCGGTAGATGCAGTTGACGATGGGGTAGATAGTGATTGGGGCTCTGTTTGTGAGACTGTTTTTGCCGCCTCGTTCTGCATTTGAGTAATTCGCTTTATTGATTGCTCGACACGAGCCTCCATTTCAGCGATTTTCTTATTTACAACGTCAAACTCCTTTGTTCCTGAAGGAATAGTAGCCAAAACCTGTTTCAATCGCTCCAGAGAGGTGATAAAACTGTTTAATTTATCGGTTTCGGCGTTTATTTTGAATGATAATGCGCTCATTTGTTCTTTTGTCTTCTTCTTGCGGCCATCTCCTTGCCGCTGCCCTTGACTATTTTCTTTTCATCGCCCACGAGCGATCGCACCTTGTCGATCATCATCAACATCATAGTGGGGTAGTTCACTTTTTCGAAGGCGTCACGGTAGCTGATGTTCAGGTGTTTCATCATAGTCGCCATGATGCCCGCAATAGAGTTGTTCCCAATAGTTTCTGTGATGGTTTTCTTGCGTGTTTTGTCGATTTTGACTGATTCCAGCAGATCTTTTCCTGTGGTGATGTCGGCGATTTTCTGTGCTGCGATTCGGATTTGTCGGTAATCGCTGTAGCGTCCGGCGTACCATAAGAACAGTCGTTGTTGCCAACGGCAGTGAAATAGTAGCTTTGACATAGTTTTCAGCGAATATCGTTGTCGCCCGTCAATGGAAAGGTCCAGCCGTTCGTCTGCGAAAGCCCGTGCGAGATCCTTGATATAGGGTTGGTAAAACCGGAAATTAAGTCGCCCGATCCGTACTATTACATGATGTTTGTTCAGCAATGATGCAGCGACGATGTTGGCGGACTTACTCATGATCCTTTGCGATTGATTGTGAGAGCTGCTCCATAACGGCGCTGATACCAGCCATATCCTCCAAAGGAATCATTTTTAGAGTTTTGTTATAGGCGTCAAACAATTCGTCGAGTGAGGCTTTTTTTAGGAATTTTCGCCGGAGCACGATGCGTTTTAATATATTGAATATGTTTTTGCTGTCAGATATACCTAAAGCTACACTTTGGGTCATTGCCTTAAGGCATCCGATACTTTTATCCAGCTCTTTTTTTATGTCCCGCGCCTGCATAATGCGTATGGCGGTCAGCGGGGACATACCATATATGCTATAACTTTTTCCGGCTATGCGGAAGCTGATGAAATCCATATCTTGAAAGCTTATAAATAAAAAGGAGCGAGGGGCTTACGCCTCCCGCCCCTTTGTCGATGTGATATAAGGCTGTTATTTGCTTGATACACTCATTATCGAAGCGGCATCCGTAACCTCAGATGCATCGAACCAATATTCAGACGATACATCCGTATTGTCGGGCTCCAGTGCTGTTGCGACGACACTGATAGCAACGGCATCGTCTGTTTCGGCATTTCGCGCCACGATGGAAGCCTTTGGGAAGACGCAGTATTGGTCGTCTTCTGTAAGTGCAACCATGCACTTCTCGATATTAGTGACGCCACGTGCCCGCTTCCAGGTGGTTTCCGTTCCTGTGCCACCCATGAATGCCGCCTTCGTTTCGTAGTCGTATTGGCCGATGGCGAAGTTCATGGTGACTTCACCCATCTCTTTTGACTGACGATATATGCCGTCGGTGAGCTGATTTTTGTATTGTGTTGTGGAGGGCTCGGCTTCATCGAGGCTCCACGTGTCCTGATGGACATTCGGCACCTTCTTGGTGGTAGGGTCTTTGAGGATGGTTCCCAACAGCGTTCCTGTCAGATCGCCCGTGACTTTCGCGGGGTCTGCATACCAGATGTTTTTGATGCCTACGGCTGTAATAGTTGCCATATTTTTAATCTTTTTTTACGTTTAACACTCTGAACAGAACCCGGACATAGACATAGTGGCACCCGAGGTCTTTATCCTCTTCACAACCTATATTTTCGTATCGGTAGTGATATGCCGTATTATCATATTGCCCATAGGTCCATGATTTGAATTTTGATTTTGCAGCCCGTTCGAGTTCTTTAAGCCGGTTTCGATTTGCAATTCCCTTGATGTCCGGGATACATAGATTCACCGAGATGTAACAGGATTCCCAGTAAGTCGCCGGAGATTGTTCCGATGGCGTTACAACTACGATTCGCTCGTTTTTTATTCTGCCTTCCGGAACATCCCAGGTAGGAAATGTTTTAATCCCGAAATCAGTGCAATCACGAATCAAAATGTCCTGTGCATCGTTGGTGGTTATCATTGTGCAATCCTTTTAGAGCCATATTTTCGTGTATTCATACCTTTGTCCGCTTTTGTAGAAGCCTTGCACTGGGTACGACACCGAATCTTCTAACGTGGAACCGATAGGAGCACCGAGACGATGGTCGAATATATTTTTGCCGCATCTATCGAGGATGCGGACCTCCTCATTTTCTTCGAGGGGGAGTACATTCTGCGGCATAACTACCTCATAGGTATATTCGATCACTTTTCCGTTAGGCGATTCAATGAACCGGGCTTTGCCGTCGTAACGAGCATTACAGCGGCTCACCGTTTGCCATTCATCCGTGTTGTGATTCCAACGTTGAAGTATATAGGGAAATCGGATCATAAGAACTTTACGGTCGGTTGAAGATTGAATTCGTCGGCAATATCGGTTAGGCCGTTATCCTTTGCGAGAGCATGTATGCGGCGGCGTAATTCCTCTACATTATAGCCGATAGAATATCCGCCGTTGCCTTCGGACGCCAGAACGATAAGCTGCTTCAGGATGTCAATGGCGGCTTTCGCTACCGAAACCTTGTTGGCTGACGAATACTCTCCGTCTGCCGACAACCCTGCATCCATGCAGGCTACTGCAACCAGGTTGTCGTCCACATCATAAGGATAGAGCCGTGCCGATATTACTTCCGAATTCTTCATTGACGATAAGTTTAAGCGTTACCTTCGTTCCACGAGGTATTCTCTGTGTTGATGTAGTACAGGGATTGCCGGTTGATGAGTGCCGGCATGATGTACGCTTCGGCCATAGTAACTTCGAGCATTGGGTTCAGCTCCGAATAGCGCGTGATCTTCACGTTCTCGCGGTATGCTTGCAGTGCATCGGTGTCCGAAACCTGCGGGACGTCGCTCCACCAGGTCCAGCCGAGCTGCGGTGTCGGCGACAGCACGGCGACATTCTCCGCCCACGGCTTGTAGGTCGTCTGACTGCCGTCGCGTGCCTCCCGCTTGACGTAGGAGTCGATCACGATGATCTGCGGATACCCTTTTGAACGCATGTAGGTATTCACGAGGTCGATTGTGAGCGTGTCGCTGCTTGCCAGGCCCGTCGCAGTGAGGACGACAGGCGAAACCCGTTTGACGGTCTTTTCGCTCATCAGCAGTTTGTCGAAAGCCGCTTGTTCCATGATAGCGTACATGGGACGGCTGAATCCTTCTTTCTTGATGGCTTTCTGCCCGGCGATGATGTCACCGAGCGGATCGCTGTCAGACGATGCGCTCCACTTGTTTTTCACGCCGGTTTTGTGTGCCGAAGGGATGTTGAAGTTTAGCGCGTTCTGCGTCACCACGTCGTTGTTGTTCTCGGTTTTCAGCACGATGGCAGATTTCGATCCGACTTGAAGGCCCAGGTCTTCGGCGAGATAGTTCACACCTTCGTAGCAGAATTGTACGTCTTCATAGACCATATCTACGAGTTGCAGTGCTACATTGGGGTTGCCGCTTGACTGCGCATAGCTGCGGAGGATTTGATACTCTTTGATCTGTTTCTCGTCTTTTTGGCGAGAAATTGCGACTTTCGCAACTTGTCCGCTCCAAGTGCCGATGGTTTTGCGTGTTTTTTGCGGCGCCTTCGCGTTGAACGCGATCACGTCTGCACTCACGGGGATTCCGTCGTTCCCTTCAAGAGACTTGATGTCGAGTGTCGGGGTGTAACGCAGGGGAAACAGCGTCGGCCATGCCAGACCGGACCCCGGCATGTACGAGTTCAATTCGGCCTGCATATCGACCTGCAAAAGGTCGAAAAGGGGTTTTCTCATGTCTGCCATAGTTAAACGAGATTAATGGATTTGAGATTTGCGAGAATTTCGGGAGCGATATTGGTCGTCACGGCACGGACACTTGCTCCATTAACAAGACGTACGAAATTGTTTACCGTACCGCCTTCGAGCTTGTTCCCCGTCAGATAGGCTGGGGTGTAAATGGCTTCAGCACCCGACGCTTTCGCTGATTTTGCCTGGTAACCTTTTGCCCCGATAGCGACGGTTGTGCCGAATGCTGCGGTCGTTAGTACATCCTTCGATGCGTCTGAGCTGTTGATCGCAGTGATGGCGACAGCTTTTCCACCGAAAGCGATGAACTCACCTTGCTTGAAACCGGAGCCTTTGGCGATTTCGATGTTAGTGTCTTCAGCTCCGATGGCTTTCACGAGTGTTGCACCTTTAATCGGTTTGTAGATGTTACCGGTTGCCAGTCCCACAACGGAACCGGCCGGCAGATCTCCGTCGAGCTCGGTTACATCGACGGTACCGCCACCTTCTTTTTCGGAAAATACGACCTCGAACACCACCTTGTCGGGTTCGGGGGCATCATAGAATTTGTTTTGCCAACTCATGTCGATTGTTTTTTAATTTAGACCTTTGATCGCCGAAGTTTTGTAATTCTCGGCAGCCTTCTTGCGATCCAGTCGGGCTGCCATTGCCGCAGACATTTTATCTCCACTTTCTCCGCCTCCGAAGAGAGGCGGTGTTACCCCGATTCCACTCTTGACGAACATTTTGGCCGCTTTCGAAAGAACCTGATCTACGTCGTCATTGTCGTCGATTTTGATGATGGAAAGCGTGTCATCGTCAAGTCCCAGCGCGTGGGCCTTTTCACGGATTGTCGCAGCTCGTTGTGCCTGCGTCTGCGCTGCTTCGAATCCCTCGATTTTCTCCGTATAGGGCTTCATGGTGTTTTGGATAAAAGATTTTATCCGTTCCTCAAATGCCTCGGGATCGAAAGTCTGGGAATTATTCTTGTTTCCGGGTTCGAGTTGCTGCTCTCCGCCCCCGGGCGCAGGGATTACGGACTTTCCGTCTTTGAGGTTATGCTTCTTCTCGTAGTTGCGTACTGCGGTCTGTGTGGCATCCCCTGCACGGTAGTCTCCGTAGCTTTGTAACACGTCTTGAAATCCAATCCCCTCTACGATGGCTGGTAATTGGGCTTCATCCGTCATAGCCTCGGCCTTATTCGTTGCGATTCGGTCGAGGATTGCACTATCAACCCCAACAAATTTGGTTTTGAGTAGTGCGAGAAGTTTCTCTTTCATGTTTTTTCGTTCTATATGGTTTCGAATAAATCATCATATTCGCACAAAAAAGGTCTGTCAGCCGACGCCAACAGACCCACTAACAATTACATGAAGGTTATATCGTTCTGCAACTGGTGGGCTGCGACTTCACAGCCTCTGCGACAAAAGTCAGTATGTTCGGCACATTATGCAAATTATTTTAAGGAAAAATTCGATAAAAAGAGGAGAATAATTCTCGCCGATAATTGACTATTTTTCGGCTAAAGATTCTAAATTTTTCTTTTGATTATCTGGTATATCTATATCCGATGACCTTTTTCCGATTTCAGCCGCTCTATCTCTATTTTTGGATCTTTGATACGTGGATTTTGGTAAATGGCGGTTTCTTGGCTCATTGTTCCGGTGTTAATGGATTTTTGGATAATGTCGAGCGTGTCTGAAACATTGTCCGGCATAGGTGTCGAGAACTGGTAGCCGATTTTGAGTGCTTCGAGCTGCCCGTTGAGCTTTAATTCAGGATAAAGTACACCGATGACAGCTTTTACCACATTAATTTCCCGATCAATCATTGCTCCGTAGTAGTCTTGGTAGTTTTTTGCCTTTAACATCGGAAAAAAGAACATATATTCCCAGCTTACACCGCTCGGAATTTTCATTTCCTTAATGACATCCGATGCTGGATTTACGGAACAGGTCATGCCATAAATGAATGAATCGAGTGTGTCGCATTCCCGTTTCCGATTTTCGGGAGCAGAATCGTATGTCAGATAATAGACTTTTCCATTGTTTTGTGTTTGGATGATTTGTGCCGGATCGTCGGGATTGAGGGAGCCATCCACAATGCCTTCCCCTACCACTTTGGGATTGGCAAAGTAATCGTTCATATCAGCGTCCCTGCACTGAATATCTTCCCGACGTTCGATTAGTTTTTGAACATCTGCCCATTCTGGCTCCTGTCTGTAAAGTAAAACCGGGATTTTCCCGATAAAGTTCTTTTCCGGGAGGACTTCCCACCCGATTGCCTTTTGTGTACAACGAAAGATAGTTTCATCTGTATAAATGTCACAATGAATCTCGTCGTTTCCCTCGTCGTCTTGTATGGTGAATTGGCGGATAAATAGCATTAGCCGTCCGAAATCGTCGAATTTGTAGTATATGTCGTCCCCGAGCGATTTTGCGAGTATCTTTACCATTACCTGAATTTCGCCATTGGTTGATAGGTAAAGATGATATAGTTTAGCACAAAGTGTTTCTGACCCGGCTTTCATTTTACACTCACGGATATTGGAATCAAAGCGGGTATCTTTTAATATTTGTAGAAAACGACTGTAGGCATCTTCTGCTTTGCTTTTTCGATTAAGTTCTCCATTGATACTGGTTTCTATTACATCTGAAATATCTGAGAACTGGATAGGAGAGCCGAACAGGAAAGCCGTGGCTTGTAGGTTAATGACTTTTTGGAATGGGATGGGTAATTTAGCTGTGATGATGTCCGGTTTGCCTTTTCGATGACGATTCGGGCGTTTAGTCACTTCGTGTTTCGTAGGATCGTATTCTGCAAGAGCTTTGGTGATTTTATCGTTGCAGGTCGTCATTTTACTCAACAACCGGGAGATGTCGCCGTTCTGTATGAGCTCGACGAACTTCTGTTTGCGCCCCAAAACCGCGTTGAATTGATTGGAGAGGGCTTGAGTGATTTGTTTGATCGTTGTCATATTTTATAGTCCTAAATCTTCTTTTGAAAGCGGAATTATTTGTTTGTAGTCGAACCATACCCGCATCAGTAGCGCATCCCTCCAGTCGGGAGAGCGTCCGATGTCCTGTTTGATTTCGTCTTTGGGTTTCAGGAACAGTTTGCGATCGTTGTCCACATTCCAGGTCTGGAGTTGTTCTAATTCTTCGGTAATCTCGTCTTTTTGACCATCCGACAGTTCGCAGTCGAAGGATATAGCAAAAGAGTTGATCTTATTGGCCAGCTTGTATCCGCATTGCGTCTGGAGGTTCGAGAAATTTTCTCCGTTGAGACATTGCGAGTTATTGACGAATCCGCTAATCCGGCACATATCGACCACTCCGCCGCCCACTCCGTCTTCGTCAGCGATGATCCGATAGCGGGGGATGCGGTGTTTGGCGGCCAATGATTCGATGCAGGCGGCTATTTCCGTAGTGGCGCTTCGGTCGAACGACACCTGTTCGATGATCGCCCAGCCATCCCATACGAGGATTCGCGCCCGGTCGGAACCAAAGCGGGCAATATCCGCCGTGATGTATTTGATGCCGGTACGGGTGTGAATTTTAGGATAGAATATCTCACGAATATTATCATAGGAACATAGGGCATTTGGATTGTCGTCATAGTCCCAGTTTCCCTTCAGCAATCGCTCCTTTTTGACCTTATCGGTGGTAGATTTCAATGCTTCTATATAATCCTTTTCAATGAATGGATTGTCTTGTACAAGTGCGGCAAGGTATATTTGGTGGCCCGGGAGCGTCCCAGCTTTCGCTGGTTTGTAGAATGTTGAGTGCATCCAGTTCTTTTTCGGATTACAAGAAATGAACAGTTTGCGTAGGATTCCGTATTTGTCGTTCAAATGACGCCCGATGCGGGTTTTGAGTGTGTCGTAAGCTCCAAAGTTTACTTCGCCTCCTTCCTCAATCCATCCTCCGGTGTATTCCACTGAACCATAGCGCTCATAGAGCGGATCGGAAGGGAGATAACGCAGATCGAGCAGGTCAATCCTGCTGTTATTGGCAAATTGAATGTAGTGGTCTTGTCCGTTATATTTGAAATCTTTGTCGCGCTTTATACCGTATTGGGTACACACCTTGAAGAAGGTGATAAGCGTAGATTCTCGAAGGCGCTTTAACTCTTCGCGCCCGATAAACCATTTTGTCCCTGGATAGCATAGTGACATAAAGACTAACCAAGTACAACCTGTCCACGATTTTGCGCCTCCGGCGGCTCCGCCGTATAGAAATTCCGTATGGGTTTTATCGGTAAGGATGCACAGCGCTTCTTCCTGTTTGACATGATGCCCTCGTTCCGACAAGGTAATAAAGTCGAAAATTCCCCTACGGAACATTTCGCATTCGATTTTAACTTGGTCTGCGATAAGTTTATTTATCGGATTTACCATTGGTTGCTTTATGGATTAGGGCGTGCGCTGCGAGTAGGTCGGCATTGGATAATCCGGAGTAGTCCATAGTGGTATTGATCTCAATGGAATTGCCGTCTTTCCCTGTATGTTCTGTTTTATCCGGTGCATTATATCCGAGCATGCGATTGATGGTTTCGATGGCTTTGCTCTTGTCCATCAATTCTACGACGGGACATCCCGATCGGTCGATTTTTATGGATTGGATCAAACGTCGCTTCTCGGGAGGAAGTGATTTCAGGTCTTGAAATGTAATGGACGAAACTTGCCGGATACCGAACTCGGTATTTTCTTCAACCATATCGGCATTGACGAAATCAAGTATGTCAGCATTGATAATCGAGAGATTGAGCCGGACGATTTCCTCTTTGGTAATTAGTTCTTTCTTCGATAATTGAGTTTGAAGTTCTTTCACCCTTGCCGCAACCTTGACGTCTGCAAGAAGTGACGACGCTTTTTCCCAGATAGATTTGTCTGTCATTCGGGAACAGTCGTATGCAAAGCGATACGCCTCGGAAGCGTTACCGTATTCGAGGTACTTGTTGCAAAACTTCTCCTGTTTGATCGTCAGCTTTTTTGCATTTGCCATGTTATTTCGTCTGGATCTGCTTCCTATATCTTCATAGGTTCAGAGGCAAAGATGAAAGACTTCGGCACATTACGCAATTTTTACAACTAAATTATTATTCATCAATAATTGTTTAGTGTAAAATCATCTCCCTCTCTTAATTCGTACGCATATCACAGTTGTTGTATTTGTTGTACTAAAAAACATAGATAAAATGACATATATCATTGATGTTTTATCTTGTTACTTTGCTATGTATGTGATATTTGACATTATTTAATAATTTTCGTTAATATTTGTATGCTCCCGCCACCTCCACA